TTAAAAAAGTAGTTCTTGATTATTATTTTAAAGAAGAAGCTGCTAGGTTAGTTATGGCTAAAGCTAGTTCTTTAAATGAAGAACAACAAAAAATGATTGATAATATGATTTATGGTATTGGAGCATTAAGTAATTTCTTTGATAGTGTACTAACTAGAGGCACACAAGCAGAACAAGCATACAAAGAAGACGAAGATGCTAGAACTCAAATATTACAGGAGGACTTAAGCAATGGCTGAAGTAAATAGTCCTCTAGGAATGAATGACGAAGAATTCCTAAAACAAGATTTAAGTGAACTTGAAGCTGGATTAATTGCAGCAGAAGAAGCTGAAGCTCAAGAAAACACTGAAGAAATTGATACTCCTGAAGAAGAGCAAACTTCTAAAGAAGTAACAAGTGAAGACGAAGAAGTAACTCCTGATAAGGTCGACCCTTATGAGGAAACGGATGAGTCTGAAAGTAATACGGAAGAATCTGATGAAGAGATATTAGAAGATGAAGTAGCTGACCTAGATGAGGATACTCAACTAGAAGACGAAACATTAGAAGATACTGTAGAGTTAGAGTCTGAAGATACAGATGCTACTGAAGATACCAATGAAGCTAAACAAGAGAAGGATACTTCTCAAGCTAAAATTGATTATGAAGCAGCATACAAGCGGATAATGGCACCATTTAAAGCTAGCAAGCGGATGATGCAAGTCGATAACATTGACGATGCAATAGCCCTAATGCAGAAAGGCGCTGACTATCATAATAAGATGAAGACTTTAAGTCCTAATCTTAAGATAGTAAGTACTTTAGAAAAAGAAGGATTGTTAGATCAAAATAAACTTAACAATTTAATCGACCTTTCTAAAAAAGACCCTAAAGCAATTGCTCAACTTATAAAAGATAGTGGCATTGACCCGTTAGATATAGATACTGATGAGGAAGTAACATATAAACCTAATAATTACAGTGTATCAGATAAAGAGTTTAAAATTAATCAAGCAATTGATGATATTAGAGATACCCCATCTTTTGACAAGACTATAAATATCTTAGCTAAAGAGTGGGATAACGAAAGTAAAAACTTAATATCTGACAATCCTGAGATTATATCTATTATTAATGACCATGTATTTAATGGAGTTTTTGATAAAGTACAATCGGTTGTTGATACTGAGAGAGCGTTAGGAAGACTACAAGTACCTGATGTTGTCGCTTATAGACAAGTAGCTGAACATCTACAATCTCAAGGAGCACTAAGTAATCAACAGGAATCTGTTAGACCTCCTCCTGCATCTGTACCGAAGACTAAAGCACAGGACCCTGCTGTTGTACAACAAAAGCGTAAAGCCGCAGCAGGAACAAGAAAGACTGCAGGTAAGACTGATAGTGCATCAGCCAATTATTTAAATATGACTGATGACGAATTTATGAAACTTGCCGATGTGTAGTTTTTCTCTTTTAATACAGCTATAGGAGAATAATATGGCTTTAGAATATGGCACAGGCGCAAATGGCGCCAGTAATATTGGTGCGCAAGCGCGTACTGATTTTTACTTTAAAAAAGCGCTCATCAAAGTACGTGACATTCAGTACTTTATGCCGCTAGCTGATGTAAGGGCAATGCCTAAGCATCATGGTAAAACAATCAAGCAAGATGTATATCAACCACTATTAGACAGTCTTAACGTATCAGACCAAGGTATTGATGCTGATGGTCTAATCATTACTCAAGGTAAGTGGAAAGGTTATACTGGTCAAGGTGTTGAAGTAACTGGTGGTACAGGTTGGGTTGCTCCTACAGCAACAGCAGCAGGTTACTTTGGTACTGAAGCTCAAGCTTTAGCTCACGCTACTGCTGATATTTCGCTTGAACTTGGTGGTAACATTTATGGTTCTTCAAAAGACATTGGTGTTATTGTTGATCGTTTGCCAGCGTTAACAGAGAATGGTGGAAG